CCAGAGCCGCCCGCGTCGCCGCTCACGTACCGGGCCATCCTGTCGGCCGACGGGGGGCGAATCACACCCCCGAGCTGCGCGGTCTGCGCGAGCGAGATAGACACCGAGGCGACGCGCGGAAGTCCCGACGGAAAGTACGCCGCGTACGTCGGGTCCGCCGTGCGGAGGTAACCCGTCACGGAGTCCGGGGACGAAGCTACCCCACCGATGCCGGCGAGCACCCCGATTCCCGAGTTGGGGATGTGCAGCCTCACGGGCGGTGGCGGGACGGTGCGGATGGAGTTCTCGGTCTCGAAGTAGGACGCGAGGGTGTACTGGCGAAGCCACGCGACGGCCGCGCGGATGTCCACGTTGTCCTGTTCCAGCCCGCGACGGGCCAACACCTCGCGGACGTTCTCCCCGCGGCCCACCTGGAGCTCGGTGAGGTCGATGTCGCACGAGAAGGACGCCGTGAAGTTGATAAGGTGCTCACCCCCACTGATCCACCCGTAGATTGGGAGGTTCATCCCGGGAATCTCCTTCGACGACAAGGTGGGGGCCTTGGTCGAGGTGATGCTGTCCGGGAAGTATTGGAACCGCAGGTACTCCGGCGCCGCAGCGGTTCCGTAGGGGGTGAGAGGGCGGCCGTCTTGCGCCAAGGGAATGAGCATCGCGTGCGCTCGCTTCGGCGTCGCCCCAATCTGGGAGAGGCCTGTCGCGAGCGAACGAAGCTGGGGTACTACGGCAGAGACAGGCACAACCCGAGAGTGCCGGTCCTGGGGTCACGGGTCAAGCTGCGGACAGTGCTGTCCGAAATCAGGCGGCCTTCTTGGCGCCGCCCGACTTGCCCTTGCCACCCTTGGCGGCCTTCTTCTTGAGCCACGCCCGGTAGTCCTTGTTGTACTCCCTCTTGTAGGAGAGGGGGATTTTGACGATCCGCCCGTCGGTCTCCCCCGTGAGGTCGTCGCACTGGCAGACCGTCTGCGAGCCGTCGTTCTCGCAGTCGCAGTCCCACTTCCCGGCCTTCTTGTTGGTGCCGCCGCGGACGGCGGGACCGAGCTTCTTCTTGCGCTTGAAGGGGTAGTGCCCCTTGGTGGCCTCCGCGAGAAGGCTCTCCAGGGCGTGGCCCGACTCGACGAGGGGCTTCTGCGGGAGCTGCGAGGCCTCGATCAAACTCCCCCCGGAGATGATCTTGAGGCTCTTCCACTCCGACACCGGGAGCGTGCGCTCCCCGGCCGCGAAGATGGCTTCGATCTTGTGGCGGCAGTAGCGGCGGACCTGACCGACCGACTCCCCGAGGATGACCTGGAACTTGCGCGTGCTCATGGGGGTGGAGTTTGGCACACCAGACCGCAGGCACACAAGGCCGAGCCCCAAATGACGAAGGCCCCTTGCGGGGCCTCGGTCAACGGTCCGTGGGAGGGACGATCACGCCTCGGCGATGAAGGCCTCTTCCACGTCGCTGTCGGTCGCCACGTCGGTGAACACGATGGTCACCTTGCCCGACTTCACGAGGTCGTTCCACTCCTGCGCCGGCGCCTGGGAGTCCCACGCGCGGCGGCCGAAGTCGCGGAAGTTGACCGGGAGGGTCTTGGTCGACGCGTTGGCGAGGTCGCGAACGTGCGAGAAGGGGAAGGGCAGCTCACCCTCGATGGCGCCGCCCGTGGCGGTCACGAAGAAGGGGGAGTCCGCGGCGCCCGAGGGCTTCGAGGTCCTCTCCGCCAGCGAGGCCAGGGTGGCGCCCGAGGCGTTGGTTACGGCCATCTGCATGGTGGTCTCTCCTTGAACGAGTCCAGAGGGTTGCGGGAAAACTGTACCCACCGCGGGGGCGGGCCGTCAACCGAGGTCAGAGCGCGTCCCCTACGGAAACGACGTGTGCATACATCGCGACGGTAGGCGAGGGGTTGGTGAGGTAGATCGCCGAGACCCCCTCCGTCGTGACCAGGAAGAAGCCGCGGCGGTCGGTGCCCGCGGGGGTGATGGTGATGGCGTCGGCGGAGGGGTCGTTGAGTTTGACCTCCAACGCCACGGGCGCGAGCGTGTCGTCGACGGCCTCGGTGCGGATGAGCACGAAGCCCGCGCTCGCCACCGCGGGGAGGGTGACCGCGAGGTTGGTCGCACCCCCAGGCACCCGCACCCGGACGGCGCCCCCTTCCAGGAAGTCGTCGGAGACCAGCCCCCGGTCGACGTTCGCCACGTCGTTCTCTTCCGCCGTGGACGTGGACACGAATGCCTGTACCCGAAGTCGGAGTCGCATCGTCAGCTCTGCCTTCCGTAGACCACGAACATGACCGTGGTGGCGATATAAGGCCCCCCACCAAACCCGAGGTGTTGGATCACTCCACCACGCCGGTACACAAATGAGACCTCGGACGCCGAACGCGAGGTGGTAACGACGGTGTCGTTATCCCCTGAAAGTGGCGTGAAAACCACTGCGTAAGCCGCGTTGGCAAGAGGCCGCGCAAACGTGATACCTGTGATGTGCAGGGCGTAGAACGTGACGCTCGCGACGTTGAACCCATCCTCGATGGTGACGCCACCCGAGCCGTCAAACACGAGGGAACCCCAGGCCTTCGGGATGTTGGGAGCGTAGAGGGTGTTCTTGTCGGGGGTGGCGTTGGCCGCGATGTTGGTGTTCGCGAGCCCCGCGCCCGTGTCGGTGAAGGCCAGCCTCCCGGCCGAGAGGGAGAGCGTCGAGTCCCCGTCGGCCAACGCGAGGTGTCCCGACGCCACCCACGCCCCATCGGCCCACGCGCCCGAGCCACTGGCCTTCGTCTCCAGGTGGACGTTGCCGGCCTGGAGCCGGAGTCGGAGCGCGGACTGCCCGGCGCTCACGAGGTTCCACTGCGTCCCGCCCCAGGTGGCATTCACCACGAACTCCAGTTGATCGGGCGTCCCCGGCTGGACCCACACCCCAACCTCCGCGAGCTGGAGCATGAGCGACCGAGCCTCCCCGGAGGTCTCCAGCGCCGTGATGCGCGGCACCAGGGCGTGCGCGGCCGTGAGGAGCTGCGCGCCGAGTTCCACCACGTCCGCCTCGACGGCGCCGCCATCGGCGGCGATGGGAACCGTGAAGGCCCCGCGATCCTCCCAGGCGGTGTCGTCCCAATTGCCGCCCGTGAGCGCGGGCCTGGACTGGAACTCCAACCGCGAACCCGTCAGTACGATCCGCGTCGCGGTGTTGGACGCAACGTCCTTGGACCAGCGCGGCGTACCCCCGTCGTCGACGATCCCCGCGTTGGAGACGAGGCAGACCTTGGGGTCCGAGCCCGTGGTCGCTGTGAGAAGGTAGAGCCGGAAGCCCTTGTTTGCAGACGCGACGCTCTCGAAGAGCAGCGCCCACTGCTGGTCCACCGTGTCGATGCGACCGATGAAGCGCGCGTTGTACGGGGAGTCGAATGCTGTGATGGCGCGACCCCCCACCACGCGGCCGACCTCGACGCTCACCTCGGTCCCATCCGAGAGGTTCTCGGTGATGACCCCCCCGAGGTAGCTCGACGGCGGCGAGGACACGTCGAGCTCGCGCCGCGCGGACGCGAGGGCCTCCGAGCCCGTCGGGTCGTGAAGGTCGTACCGGGTGTGGTTGGCGATGGTCCAGCCGTTGTTCACGGTGGGCGCGAGGCCGAAGGGCTCCGCGAACAGCTCCAGGGAGTTGAGCACCAGCGCCGGCGCGATGCCGTACACCAGCCCCGTGCCGACGAGCTCCACGGTGGTGAGCCGGTCTGCGCCCGAGGGGGGGAAGACGTGGCCCGTGAGCGCCGTGGGGGCCGCATCGGTCGTAGCGGCGTCCAGGGTGACGGTGGTGGTGGTGGGGGTGCCGCCGTCCTTGTCGCGCCAGTAGAAGACCAGCTCCAGCGTCCCGCCCCCGGCCGAAACCAGACGGCGGAGGTACAGCCGGTAGTGGACCATATGGTCCTCTTGGACAGGCTGTCCAAGACGGACCCCGAGCGTGAAGGCGGAAGTCCCCGTCGACGTGAGCAGGAGCGCCGCCGTCTGCCCCGCGAGGGTCCGTCCCGCCGTCGAGGACATGGAGAAGGTGCCCGCCGAGACGGTGCGGTCCCACCCCATCGCCGTGCGCGCGAAGACCGGGTTGGGCACGAGCTGCGTCCAGGTGCGCTCCAGGCCCGCGATGACCCGGCCCTCCCCCGAGATGTCCGCCGCGGCGATGATCCCCGAGACGGGCACGTCGATGTGCCCGAGGACCAGAACCTCCGGGGCCTCTACCGCCACCGCAAACTGCGCGGGGGTGTAGACGCGAATCACGGCGGTGGTGGTGCTGCCCACCACGTAGGTGGCGTACAGCGCGAGAATCACCTCCGTCCCGCGGTAGCCAGAGTCCAGGGTAACCACGAAGTCCCCGGCGATTCGATGGGTGAGCGACCTCCCCGTGGCGGTCTCGTAGACCGCGAGGTGGTCCGTGTGCGTCGCGTCCGCCGTGAGCTGGACCTCATCGGCGACACCCGTGGGTTCCATCTTGAAGCCGCGGTAGATACCGCGCGGGATGACGCCGGCGAGTTTCCGATTCACCCCGTCCGTGACGTAGGGCTCCTGGTATCGGAGCGCGGTCTCGGGGGCGGAGAGCGTGTGCGGATCGGTGGGGCTGGAAGGAGGGGGCATTGGTCCTCAGAGGGTAAGGTACACGCGGATGGGGAGGGCCGCAGCGCCGGTCTTCACCGCGGCCTGGGGAAAGGTGCCGTACGCGACCATGAGGTACTCCCCGGAGAGAGTCGGGTGGTCTGCGAAGAGCGCAATCTCCCACAGCTCCGGGCTTCGCCCCGAGCCCGGGGAGTCCTCGTTGAACTCCCCCGCCCCGAGGGTGCAGTCGACCTGAATCTTCCGGGAGCTCACGACCGTGATGTCCCCAGGCGCGAGCGACTTCTGGTAGCTCCCTCGCGAGTAGTTGGCCGACAGGGGGTTGCCCTCGTAGCGCTCCGGCTGTCCGGCCGCGAGCCGGGTGGTGTCCACACGCGCGTCGATGTCGTGGACGTTGGTGTCGTACCGTCGGAGGGTGGAGAGGGGCGTGCGCTGCACCCTGGAGAGGCCTGCGGTGGTCCACCCACCCTCGCCCACGCGGAAGAACTTGAGCCGCGAGTCCCATGTGGTGTTCGCCACCGTGGGTGTGCCAGGAACGGGCCCTAGACCCCCGAACACAAACTGGAGGTAGAACTCGCGCGCGTCGTCGGTGATGATCGCGGGGACCGCCAAACTCATGGGTCAACCTCTCCGTAGGCGTGCAAGCCCGTGTCCATCACAACCATATCACCCCCGACCTCATCGAAGTAGGGCGTGACAGGCGCTACGACCTCGGGGCCGTACTGCGGCTCGACGGTGGCCTCAAGCTCAAAGCCAGCTTCCAGCTCGACTACCTGTCGCGCGACGAGCCGGACGTGCGCCGGAAGTACCTGCCCCGTGACGCGGCTCACGAGACGCTGGAAGCGTTCGGTCGTGCCTGTCCCGACGGTCACGTACACGTCGAGAAGCCCTACGGCCACCGGGCAGTAGTCGCTCTCCGGCTCCGTGCGGCACTGGTACTCCAATGACGCAGACCCGAGGGAGGGGGCCTCCTTCGCGCGGACCTCGAAGGTATAGGTAGGGCCCCCAGTGGGGACGGTCTCAAGCCAGTGCTCGACGCCGGCGCCGTCAATGAGCTTCCACCACCCGACGGCGGACACGGCCTGGAGCCCAGCGCCCGTAGCTTCCAGCGTCCAGCGGTACTCCCCCGCTGGGGTCACCAGCGTCACGCTCACGGGCATGGCCGTACCGAACCCGGTCTGCCACGCGAAGCCATCCGCCCAGACGACGTCGCCGTCGACCTCATCGAAGCGCACGCGGGAGGGTGGAAGGGTCGTGAAGGTCTCCGCGAGGGCCCACGCCACCCCCATCTCCGCGAACCCATGCTCGCCGGGGCGGAACTCCACGGTGGTGGAAGAGACGACCCGGGCGATGGTGAAGAAGCGCTCGTTGGCCGCGGCGACCGCCGAGAGAACGTGGATGCTCTGACCCACCATCGTGGGGGTGAAGGCCGCATCTGGGTCTGTGAGCCGGAGCCTCCCCGCGAGCACGGAGAGAACCCCCGCGGCGCCAAAGAGCCCTGCGTCCGTCGCGCGCACCTCAATCAGCGCCGCGGTGGGAATCAGGTCCAGGTAGGAGCCACGCACACGGTAGAGCGGCTGGACGGTCGCGTTCTGGCCGGTGACCTCCGCCATCCATTCGTAGCCCTCCGCGGTGCCCTTCTGGCCGGACCATGTGGGCTGAGACGCGAGGTAGTACCGTCGGCGCCACACCTCTTCCTTGGAGTCGAGCTCCAGGGCGGCGTCCCGCGCGAGGAAGGTGAGGAGGTCTGGGGCGTTGACCGTCACGAGCGGGCTCTCGGGCACCGCCGTCGGGGCGTCGCGCAGCTCCCACGGCACCGAGGCCCACGCGGGGAGGAAGACTGTCGACGCGAGGGTCACGGCCGTGGGGCCGACGACCGAGAGGATGCGAGCCTCCCAGGGAGGCTGCGTCGCACCCACGGGCGGGGAGACCGTGAGCCAGCGCCCCACGTCCGCGTCGGTGAAGCGGGCGGACAGCATCCGGACCGTCGCCGTCGTTCCAGGCACCAGGACGGTGGCATCCACCCCCGAAGAAGTGACCGCTCCGTAGGGAACCACACCGCCTTCCAGGAAGATGCGCGGCGTCGGGCGGAGAAACCACGCGACCGTCCCTTCCTCCGGGTCCAGACCCGTGCGCGCGACCTTCACCCCCACAGCCGTTGCGGATTGGACGTAAGTGACCCGAAGGAGCGCCCCCTTGTCCTCGCCGTAGGAGACATGGACGAGGGCCCCAACATCCTGAACGCCAAAGGAGGCCGTCGGAGCTGTGAGCAGCGCAGAGGTGAGGGTGCCTTCTCCGAGCTGGAGCGCGTGCGGACCTTGGAGCCGCGGGTACTCCCACCGCCCCCGGATGGTATACGGACGCGAGCCATCGGAGAGGGTCCACCCTTCCGCGAGGTCGGACACATCGTCGGGGACTTCCAGCATCACCCCGTCGAGTTCTGGGGTGGCGAGAAGCTCCCACCGAAGAGGGCCTGCGTCCGCGCGAGGCGGTGGGGAGAGGAGCACCGTGGTCTCGGAGAGGACCGCCATGATGCGCGCCGTCTCGCGGCTACCTGTGACCAGCCGCAGGAGCGCCCCGCGATCCGAGCGGGTGAACCCCGCGGCGGCGGACTCAAACTCCCCGCCCGTGAAGACCGCCCCGTCGACCCCGCGGCGGAGAACCTCCCCCTCGGGTTGGACAACCCGTCCAAGACGGATCGAGCGACGTGTGTCCTCCGCCGTCCGCGCGAGCTCTGGGTCGCGCAGCTCCAAGACGCTCTCGACCTTCTGGAAGGCCCGGTCCATGACCCCAGCCTTGGCCGCCTGGAGTTTGGCAAGCCGGCCCCCTACATCCCCGTCTCGGTAATACGAGGGGATGGCGTCCACGAAGGTGACCTCCCCGAAAGGAGCCACCCCGAAAGGGCTGTGCCCGAACCGTCCAGCGCCAGCGGCCACAGGTCACCTCACGTCATCAGGAGCACGGCGCGGAGGAGCCGGAACACGTCACTCCCGAGGCCAGTGTTGTCGACGCTCATCCGAAGCCAGAAGAGCACCGGGACCGCAGGCACCGAGGCCAGCGGCGCGTCGTCGACGACAGGCTCCCCGGGTGTGGCGGACGTGAGGTTCACCGTGGCGACGACGGCCGCGGTGTCCGGGTTGTATAGCTCGACGGCCCCTGTGAGCCCCCCTGTCGAGGTCCAACCCTCCGCCCGGAGGGAGATGGCGGTCACGGCCGCGTGCTCCGCGGGGTCGAAGTAGTACGTCCCGACGACCTCCGAGGCCCCCAGGTCCAACCCGGTCTTCACGCCCCCGCCCGTGAGGTTGTACTCCGAGTTGCCGGGGCCGCCGAGGTCGGCCATGGTGGCGAAGGGGTTGGCCGCGCCGGGGGATGCGGCGCCGCGCACGGCGGCGAGCTCATCCTGCGTGAGCGCTTGCCCGAACAGGTCGGTGGCGACGACGGTGCGAGTCCCGGCGATCACATGGCCCGTGCGGAACACGAGGTCGGACCCGATGCGCCGGAAGAGCACCGCGTTGGTCGTGAGGTCTTCAATCCGGGTGAGCACCGAGACGTTGACCGACACCGCCTCGGTGATGCCGGGCTCGATGGTGACCGCGCCGTAGTCTCCATCCGCGAGCACGGCGGAGCCGGCTGCGATGGTCCACTTGAAGCCTGTCCCGGGCGCGGAGAGGGTGAAGGCCCCCGACCACGTAAGGCCGCCCGACGAGGCATCCCAGACCAGGGTGCCTCCGCCCGAGAAGATGAAGTGCGGTGCGGACAGGGAGGCATAGACGGCCGCGTCCAGGGCGTTCACGAGCGCCTGGAAGTCGGGGTACCAGGACCGCGCGCGCTCATCCGGGTACGGCCACCCGAGCCGGGGGCTCTCAGCCATGCCACACCCCCAGCCGCCGCAGGAGAGTGTGGTAGGGCTCGTCCCAGCCTTGGCCGGAGACCGCGCGATGCGCGGTGTCGGTGTACCACCGCAGAGCCCCAGAGCGCGTGCCCATGCGGTAGTAAGACCACCCCGCGAACTGATCCGTGAGCCACTCGACGAGGGGGTCTGTCGGGTCTGGGGAGGGGAGGTGTCGACCTTCCACCTGGACGCGCCACAGGAGCGTCATGCCGTAGCCGCGGCGCTCCCAATGCGCGCGCCACGGCGCGGGCCACGGCGCGAGGAAGACCAGGAAGAGGAGACACCAGAGCCAAGACAGGCTCCAGAAGGCCCCGAGCGCTCCCAAGGCCCCGAGCGCCAGAATCTGGGGGAACACGTAGCTGAACTCGAAGAGGACAGGCAGTCGGCGCGCGTCCGCGAGGTGGATGTACTCGTGCGCGAGGATGGCGGTGAAGGTCTCCCGGTTCGCCATGAGCCACTCGGCAGAGGGGACGTAGACCTTCCCGCGGAAGGTGGTGACGTACCGCGACATGAAGGCGGGGTTGAAGAAGAGGATCGCCCCGAAGAGGCGCATCCACCGGGAGGTGTCCTTGTACCGCACCTCAAAGTACGGAATCTCCGCGCGGATCGCGTCGTAGAGCTGATCGTAGGAGACTTGCATCATGGCATCACCGTGTCCTGGACGTGGACCCTACCACGCACCGCCTGGAGCTTGTCTGCGCCGTCCACGATCCACACCTCGTAGTCGTACTCCCGCAGGGTCAGCTTCGCCGAGTCCGCGGCCGAGAGCGTAATCTCGACGATGCCGTTCCGGGGGTTCGCGAGGGTCATCTGACCGGCCTGATCGCTCCGCAGGCTCACCACCCGGGTCTTGGGGTTGGCGGTGCCGATGAGGAAGTAGACGACCTTCCCCGTGAGGTCGTAGTAGCCGCCGTCCTCCGTCGTGAAGGTGAAACGGAACTCGTGTGTCGCGCCGCGGGAGACGGCCAGCGTGTTTCGGAAGCCCGTCACAGAAGGCATGGTGTCCTCCGGGGTGATTCCCAGAATGCGGTAGGCCAAGGCCCATCGCACGCGGACCGGCTGGTCCACAACGACTCTCACCGGGCGACCTCAAAGGCCGCGGTGACCGAGAGGCTCCCGCGCGTCACCACCTCTTGCTGGGACACCGTGAGGGTTCCGTACGCGTCCAGCTTGGACCCCACGGTCGACCCGTCTTGAAGATGGCCAAGGATGCTCGCGGTCGCGTGCGAGACCCCTTCGACCCCCAGGAGCACCGTCACGAGCTCCGAGACGTGAAGGCTCTCCCCGAAGCGCCGGCGCCGCACGAGCGCATTGACCGCAGCCGTAGCGACGGCCGACACCGCGTCCAGGTCATACCCCGCCCGGACGTACAGGTGGCACGAGAGCACCGCGGGCACCAGGACCGATACCCCTGAGACGACCTCGACGGTGTGGGTCACGTCACACCGGGCCTCCAGGTACTGCTGGAGCCCCCGCATGAGGGCCACCGAAGGCGCAGCGTAGAAGCCGCCCGCATCGCGCACGAGGATGGGGAGCTGGACGTGGTTGCTCCGGCCCTCATCCGCGAGGATCGCGTCGAAGTGCTCCTGGAGCGCGTCGAGGATGGCCTCGACGGCGGCGGCCGTGCCTGTGGTGCCGTCGACGACGGTGGCGTCGATGACCGCGAGCGGGGCCGTCTGCGCCCCGAGGGCTGTGGTGATGGCGTCCTTGGCGGCCACGATCTTCTGGAGCGGCGTGCCCGTGGAGAGGGGTGTCGCAGCCGTCCCGATGCCCGTCTGGAGCTGCCCAAGGGCCTCGGCCACCGACGACTGAACCGTGGGCGTGGTGCTCTGTACGGTCCCGGCCGCCGTCGAGGCCGACGACAACCGCGCGAGCGCGATCCCCAGGGCTGCAAGGAGGGCATCCTTCGTCCCGGAGGTGAGCTGGTCTGCTCCCGCCGTCGCGATGCCGTTCACCGAGTTACGCGCCGTGGTTGTCTGCGTCGTCGCATCAAGGCAATCGGAGACGACCTGCGCGCTCTGCGCGACAACGGAGCGAAGCCCTGTGGCCGCGGTCTGCAAGGCCGTTTGCGCCGTCGTCGCGTTGGTGGCGAGGGTTGTAGCCTCCGTCGTGACCGTGGCCGCCCCCGCGGTCGCAGAGGCTTGCGCCGCCGCGAGGGTAGCGTGCGCCGCTTCCACCGGGGGAACCTGATCGTTGATCGCCCCGAGGATGTTGCTCACGGCGAGCTGGAGCGTCACATCCTGGTTGGCGGCTCGGGGGACGAAGACGGCCGCCGCCGCGACCCGCCCGCCGATGGGGTCGGCAAAGCCGTTCGCGAGCGCGAGGTAGTCGGTCTTGGTGACCGCCACGTCGCGCGCCGCGAAGTGCCGCGGAGCGAGGTCCAGGGCCTCTTCCAACGACTGCTCATCATCCCCACCCGTCGCCGCCGTGTTGGTCACCGTGAGAGAAACGCTCCGACCGGCAACCACCAAGGCCGACGCGAGCTCCAACACAGGGTCTTCGGCGGTGCCCGCGGCGATGTTCCCCTCAAGCCCCCGGGTGAGCGTGTACTCCACGCGGATGGGTGCCGCGATGGCGGGAACACCCCCGGCCGTTGTGGTACCGAAGCGCACCGTCGGGGTGTCCCCCGTGTACTCCACCTCGTAGGAGGTGCTCATCCCCGGGCGGAGGAAGTCCACCTGCGAGTAGGGCGAGCCGTTGACCGTGACGTACGCGCTGCCTTGGGCGACGGTCTCCTCAGGTGTGCCTCGACGCAGGGTGAATCGCTGGCGGGGCTCCCCCGACGATACGAAGGCCTCGGAGACCACCCGCCCCTGGAAGGCGTCCACCTCCTTGGTGGCAGCGCCCCCGGTCTCCGCGGGGGAGAAGAGAACGTCGGCCACGGTCGTGAAGATGTACCCCGTCTCGGTGTGGCGAAACTGCGTGCCCGCGGGGATGGGCACGGGGGTGGAGAACACGTCCGGGACCGTGAGGGTCAACCGGGTGGCAGCCGGCGCCCGGCCGCGGCGCTTGTATCCCCGCCCGCGGAGCACGAGGTTTGCCGCGTAGGGGGAGACCACCGTGTCGGCGTAGAGGTCCGTCGTGTTGCAGTCGAGGGCGAACCCGAGGGTATCACTCGCGTACGCCACAAGGTCCAGGAGCACGATCAAAGGGTCCGTGGGAGCGAGCGCGGCGAAGTCGACGCCGTACTCCGTCTGGAGCCGGGACACCAGCTCGTCATAAGCCGTCTGGAAGTCGAGCCCCGCATACCGGGTGCGGCGGAGAATGTCGCTCATCGGGCTCCCCCAGAAAGGGTGACAGGCACAGAGCCCTCACGCCCGGTGACCCGGGATTGGTAGTGGACCGTCACGAGCCACCCCGGGCCCTGGACGCTCGGGGACTCCCCTTCCTCGAAAGGCACGACGTCGATCCCGAGAATCTCCGCGCGCGGCTCCCAGCGGGCGTAGACGGCCTGGAGCTCGGCGCGAATCAGCTCGGCAACAACTTCATCCGCGCTCTCGAAGATGAAGCGCTGCAACCCCGCGCCGGCGCCGGGGCGCATCACGCGCTCGTCAGGGCCCGTCTCGGCGAGAGACGCGAGGGACTGCTCAAGCACATCATCATCCGCCACCGCGACGGGGAAGGACGGCCCCGAGAAGGGGAACCCCAAGCTGCTGAGTACCGATGGCACGCCCCGAACCTACACCATCCCCCCGCGGGGCTCCACCCGTCATGGCACGCGAACGCGGGGCGAGAGGATCGTCGCGGGAGGTGGGGTGGTTGGGGGGAGCCCCCCGTGCGTGTGTGTCGCGCACCAGAAGAGAAGCGCATCCCCCCGGACGGAGGGATGACCCGCGCCTGTACCCAGCTCCACGCTCGATGCGGCAACCTTCACGGAAGGGGCCTTGAGCTGAATCTCGGCGGGGGTCTCAATCACGAGCTCGCTCCCGGAGAGGGTGACTCTCGCGCCCGCAGACGAGGTGATTCGGACCGTACCGTCCGTGAGCATCTCGACGCGGGAACCGCTCGCGGAGCGCAGGGTCACGCCCGAGGTCGCGAAGGTGAGCTCCGCCGACTGCCCGGCGCTCCGGGATGCGGACCTGTCGCGCCGGGTACGGAAGGCATCCCCCGCGACCGACGCACGCCACATCACCTGGACGCGCTCCGCGCCTGGGGTGTCGTCGAAGACCACGCTGTGCCCACCACGCGTCACGAAGCCCCTCCGACGGGGGAGGCCCGCGGAGTCATACCCCAGCTCCGCAGGAAGCTCTCCCCGGCCGTACCAACCGCCGAGATAGAGCTCGGGGCGGTCGGGGTTGCCGTACTGGAACCCCACGAGGATGGAGTCCCCCTCTTCGGGAGGAAAGAAGAACCCCCGGTTCGCGCCGGCGCCAAGGAAGGCGGGCTCGATCCACATGGGGTGCGGCTCTTCCTGGTGCGCCCCGAGGATGGTTGCCTTCACACGCCCGCGGCGCTCGGGGTCGCGAACGTCGACAACCAGGGCCCGGTAGAGGGAGGGGAACGAGCCGCCTTGGGTCTCGGGGCCGAACATCACCTCCTCCTACCACGCGCGGGGGGAGAGGGTGTGGGGGCCTGCGTCTCCCCGCCAACCGGGGCAGTGGACGACGGGGGCGCGCTCTGTGCCGTCGCGCCCGATGCGCGTACCGCATTCTCCAGGGCCTCCGCCGTGTTGGAGACCATCTCCAGGTCCGTGTTGTAGCCCTCCCCGCCGACGGTGAAGGTAGCGACCATCAGGAGGTAGCCGCTCTCCGACACGAGGCGGCGGCCTACCCCCGTGACGAAGGCAATCTCCCCCGGTGTGAGGTCCGGGATGCCCACGGTGCGGCCGTTGATCTTCACGCCCGCGGAGGTCGTGCCGTGGTCAAACAGCGCGCGCGCCGCGGCGACGGCCCGGGGGTCTTTCGGGTCTCCAGCGATGGAAACTGCCCCCTGCCTCCCGCCCGCGCCGAGCCCCGGCTGCGTCGGAGAGGGGGTGGTGGTCTGCGCGTTCGGCCCGAGGCGCGCGGGGAGCGCGGTCGCATCGGTAGTGACCTCGACGGTGGGGCGCCGAGTTTGGCGGTCCACGCCCGTCTGCCTGAGCGCGGGGATGGTTCGGTCCGAGAGGTAGTCCTGCACCGAGGGGCTGGACACCGAGAACAGCGGGTATTCCCGGCCGGTGGTGTATCCCGACGGGGGGTGGTTGTAGAACCGGAAGGTGCGCGTCGGCCCGCGCGCGGCGATGATCGCTCGGGGGACGATCTTGAGCCTCGCGGGCTCGGTGCCGTACGCCCCCACCACCACCGGCCAGCACCGGGCCTCCCACGCGAGCTGCTGGAGCATCTGCCAGTTGGTGCGGCCGGACTGCTGGACTTCCAGGGCGTCAGAGAAGATGGCGCGGTACGCCTCATGGGAGGGCCCGAGAGCCTCGACTTCGGTGGTGTCTAGCTCGATGCGCGCGGGGTTGCCTGCGTCGGGCCCGCGCATGAGCTCGTCGATGATGGCGCGGCGTGTGCCCCGACGCGTGACGGTGGCCGCCCCCGCAGGCGCATGGATGACAGGGATTCCCTGTGCGTTCAGGGTGATGGAGATGTTCTCCCCCAGGTCCACGCCCGGCTTGAGCAGGAGACCCCCGAAGACAGGGGAGAGCACCACCCGCCCCGACGGCGGCGTGTACCCCATCTGGACTTCCAAGTAGCTGTCGTTGGCCCACTCCACCAGCTTGGAGTCCAGGAAGGCCATCCCCTCCGCGTAGGGCATACCGAGCTTGGCGGTGATGACGGGGGTTACGTCCAGCCCCACCTTCACCGACACCTCTTCCACGAAGGGGCGGTCGGCGCGATCCGAGGATGCTGCCCGGCCGGTCGGGTCAAACCACAGAGGGTAGACCTGTCCGTCCCGCGTGCGGATCGTCACACGGCAATAGGGGGCGTATCCATCGAAGGGAATGCCGCTCATTCACGCCCCCGAAGGAGCCGTGCTGCCAACACCTCCCGGACGTAGCGCTCCGAGGGGATGCGGAGGGTGATGCCCGGGTAGAGGTCGGCATCCATGAAGGTGAGCCCGTTCGCGGCGGCGATGACCCAGCGGTAGAGGGGGGAGCCGTAGTAGCGCTGCGCGAGTTGGTCCAGCCTGGAGCCGTCCCACGCGACGCGCACGTCGTCGGGGTTCGGGGGAATGGGCACCGCGGCGCGGAACTGCCAGTGGTCCACGCCCTCGGTGCGGACGAAGACGCTCTGGCGGAGACGACTCTCGGTCGGGTAGCGAATCACGGAAGACCCCCTGTGAGCCGCGGACCCGCGGCGGCGAGACGGGCGACGGCCGCAGCCTCTTCCCGGGTGCGTGCGCTCTGACGCGGGGCCCCGGGCTGCGTGCCGCGGAGCGAGAGCACCGCCTCCTTGAGCTCCGCCATGCGCTGGTCAAACCGACGCTGGTAGTCCCGCTGGTACCAATCCGGCTCGTGAATCGCGGCGAAGAGGTCGGTGTTCTGCGCCTGTCCGTTCTGGAGCTGGCGCCCGAGCATATTCACGGCACGCCGCGGACCCTCCGGGGTCACCACCGAGGTCTGCACCGCCCTCGCCTGAGCTTGCTGCCGTTGGAGCGTCGCAAGGCCGCGCATAGCCTCCGCCGTCGACTCCCCGATGGTCGCGAGCGTCACCACCGCGAGGTCCGCGAGGGACTGCCAGAGGAGCTGGAACCGGGTGAAGATGTCCGTCGCGAGCCGGAACATCTTGACCTTGGAGTCCCGGGTGAACGCGTCGGTGGACAGGAGAATGCGCGCGTACCCCGTTGTGAAGGCCCCCACCAAGGCCTCCGTGAGCCCCGATGCGAGCGCGGTGCGGAACTGCGCCGCCGTCGCCGTCACATCACCCTGACGGGTGGTCACCGAGTCGAAGGCCTCCGTCGCGTGCTGCTGGAAGGTCGAGCTCCACTGGCTCGACACCGCGTTGGTCTGCGTGAGGTCGTCGCCCACGACGTCATGGACGGAGTTCCCGAAGAGGGACATCACGCGCCCCCAGACGCCGTTGAGGGCCTCCAGGAAGTGGTCCTTGAACCCGGTCACGAAGCCCGAGGCCTGGGTGATGCCGTCTCGGACCGTACCGACCACACCAGTGAAGACCTCCGAGACGCGGGTCTGAATCCCGGTCCACACCTCCCCGACGCTCGTGCCCATCCCCACGAAGAGGTTGACCACGCCGGCGAGAAAGTCGGTGAAGGTCTGTCGACCCGCGGCCATCCATTCCGAGACGCGGGTGTCGACGGTGTTGAGCTCCGCCACCCACGTCCCCAGGAAGTTCACGAAGAAGGCCGCGACCGCGCCGACGATCCCATCGAAGAGCCCCGTGAAGAAGCCGCTGATCGCTTCGCCCCAGCCGCGCGCGAAGTTGAGCACCCCGTTGAACATCTCACCGAAGCCGCGCCCGATGCGCAACAGGCCGCCGCCGACGTTCGTGAAGAAGCCCGCGAAGTTGGTGACCAGGGTGGTGATGTACGTGCGGACGTTTGCGGCGGTCGACGCGAAGAAGTTGGTGAAGGCTGCCCCGAGCTGGCGGAGGCCCTCTTGCGGGTCCGAGAACATCGTCCGCAGCGCGCCGCCGACGTTGACCACCAAGTCGTAACCCGCGCGGAGCTGGCCCCAGGCAAACTCGAAAGGCGCCGCAACCATGTTCAGGAGGTTCCCGAACACCCCGCGCACAACCATCACCACACCCGACACCACGTCGGTGATGCCCGAGACCATGGAACGCACGAGCCCAGAGACCGCCGAGAAAGCCCGGGTGAGGAAGGCCCAGGTGCCCTGCACCGCCCCCGTGAGGAGCGGGCCCACCGCGGCGATGACGGCGCGGGTGATGTCGGCGACGGCACCGAGCCCCTCGCGCAGAGAGGAGATGGTCTCCCGGATGGTCCCCGCCGACTGTGGGAAGACGCGCACCAGGACGTTCTCGACGCCCTGGAGCACCCCCGAGAGGAGACTCTCCGCGAGGTCCGTCAGACCACCGAGCATCTCCTGCGCGCCCTCCAAGATGCGCGGGCCCCACTCGGCCACGAAGCCCGGGATGCGCGTGGCGACGGCCGCGAGCGCGAGACCCACCCAGGTAACAGCCTCTCCGGCAAACTCCCCCACGTTCGGGGCCGCTTCGAGGATGGAAGACCACAGGCTGGTGAGCAGCGGGGGGAGCTGAGTTTGCGCAGCCGTCACGAGGCTCTGGAGTCCCGACACCACCTGGGGCCCGAGCTCCGCCGCGAGCTCTTGCAGACGCGGACCCGCCTCGTCGAACAGCTCGGTCACCCCCTCGCGGAGGTGCGGCCAGAGCTCGACGGCTGCGCTGCGGATGGATGTCCCCGCAGACAGCACGAGGTTAGAAACTGCATTCGCAAAACGCTCCGACAAAGCCTGTGGCGGCGCCTCGGCCTCCTCCCCGAGCACGATCCGCATGGCCCTCTCCGAAAGAGAGCCCAAGTCCGACGGCATCGCACTAAACGCCTC